GGGAACAACGGGAGCAACGGGAGCGACGGGAACAACGGGAGCAACGGGAACAACGGGAACAACGGGAACAACGGGAACAACGGGAACAACGGGAGCAACGGGAACAACGGGAGCAACGGGAACAACAGGAACAACGGGAGCAACGGGAGCAACGGGAGCAACGGGAGCAACCGGGTTAAGTTGGTATTCGCTTGATATATCATTTAATTTAAATGGTTCGCCGCAAAGTTTAAGTTATTATTATAGCGCAAATTATGACAGTTCTAATAATTATAGTATAGTTACTGGGGTTTACAAAAGAACAGACAATACAATTGGACCGAATATTTTGTTTAATGGACTTGTTCCGCCTCCATTTAATGACGTTGCATTTGATGAGGCATGGAGTTGGCCCAACGGTCGTGTAATGGGAGACAATATAACATTTTTCACAGGGATAGGAGTCAACCACAACGGTGTAATATTTACGGATGCTTCGTTTGGTAATATGTTGCAATCTAATTCAATATATTTTAATTTTTCATCATGGTATGAAAATAATATTATTAACACTTATATATATGTACTTGGATATGGTGCAAGACGCCAGAATATTTCCAACTACTTACCCTATTGGCGTAACGTAAACGGAGTTAACGTGTTGCTTCCGTCAGTTCCACTACCAGTTCCGCCGACAGTTCCACTACCAGTTCCGCCGACGGGAGCAACGGGAGCAACAGGAACAACGGGAACAACGGGAGCAACGGGAGCAACGGGAACAACGGGAACAACGGGAACAACAGGAGCAACGGGAACAACGGGAGCAACGGAAACAACGCCAGTTCCGCGACCAGTTATACGTTTTTCGATTACTCAACCTGGGTTATTTGCAAATAATGCTATGGTTTTTTATAAACCACATAGTTTATATACAAGCAGCGGTGGTGGCGTAAGAAATTCCCGCCTAAAATCCCGTCGAACTTAAATTATTTTATGTAAAATAGTATAAAGAAATCATATTAATACATAGAGTCTTTAACCTGCATACTTTTGTCATAAACAAAAAACAACCTTGCAAATGATTAACTTACTAAAGACAGAGGGTAAAAAAATAATAAAAATATAGTATATGAAGAAATCATATGTTTTAGGCATTTTTGCGGTATTGATATTCGCGTGTTTAATTGCATTTAATTTAGTAGATTACAAAGAAGGTATTTTACCAACTCGCAATATGTCAGTACTCGCAATTGCGTTGGATAATACAATTGCAGCAAAAACTAAAATTGATATGATACGTCGAATTCAGATTGGCGACTCCAAATATGCCAACATCATAAATAATACAAAAACGTCAGATGATGCAAAAGTGAAGGCGTTGCTTAATTTATCAAATTGATGTCCCTGCAAATATTACAAAAAATTGATTTAAACCTAATCCAATAATGAAATATAAAAATGAAAATATGTATACCAAAAATAAAAACCGATGTTGATACGCAACACATATTCACAACATTTTGTAAATTGAATATAGGTTATATTGAAAGTATCACTGAATCGGCGTCGCGTGACCCTGAATTCAAACGCGTATTTATAAAGATTAAATGGAATAAGACTGAAAAAGCAGAATTTATGCGTAAACGGCTAACTGCTGGGGAGGATATAAAATTGGTATATAAAATGCCGTGGTTTTGGAAATTAGTAGAGGCGATTTAAGGCAATAGTATGATATTTTTACATTTCATACACGAAATCAAAATGTTGATTTCTTCGGCGTGCCAGTGACACGTCCAGTTCATTTCACATATTGTGTTTTCTTTAATGATAACGACGTCGGATGTCCAATCCACGTTGAATGAACAGTGGATTTTTTTCTTATTATGTGAAAAGCACGAACGTTTTACATAATAAAATGAATGAAGAATGCCTTTACATACGCCGTAATCGGAAAATATGGATTTGTGTCGTATATATTGGAGTCCGCCGTTTAGGTCGGGTACGATTTGAATTTGATATGGCGCGTAATAACCGTAATGAGCATTTATTTTGGAGGCAATTTCGGTACATATGTTGAAGTATGCTTTCGCGGTAATATCTTGTTTAACGAGAAATGATAACATTATATCAAACCCGACTGCAAAAATACAGGGTTCAATTTTATATTTTAATGGTTTCGTCAAAGATTGAAAAAATATCTTTATCGTGTGAAATAATGATGATGCATTTTTTATATTGTTTAAAATGTTTAATGAGTTTAATTACATCCAATTTCAATTCGGGGTCTAATGCATTGGTAGGTTCATCTAATACGGTGACTTCAGACGGTATAATTAAACCATTAATAATATTGATGATTTGGCGTTGGCCGCCAGACAGATTTTCGCCAGAAAGACCAGCGGTGGTAGTATGAAAATTGATATTTTTAAACAAATTCTTTATTTTTTCGAATTGCATAATTTCTTGTAGGTATTTCTCACAGTTGTCTAAATCGTTGCATCCATAATGGATATTATCAATAATGAGTTTATCGAATAATTTGGAGTTTTGATTGACATAAATAATATTTTGGCGAATATAGTTGCCGTCGATTTCGTTAATATTGACCCCATCGATGAATATATCGCCCTCGTATTTATACATTTTTAAAATCAGTTTTACAAAGGTGGATTTGCCTTTGCCAGAAAGGCCAGTAACCCCGATGATTTTATCCAAGGTCAGATTCAAATTTAATTTTTCAATGGTATATTTGGCTTGTGTTTTATATTTAAATGAAACATTTTTAAATTGAATCGAGTTAAAATCCAAGTTATGCGTGTTATAATGATGGTCTATAATTTGCATATAATCGTTTTCCATATCTTTGAATAAATACATAATATTTTTATTACGTCCAGACAATTCAACGTACGATGGAACGTCTTGAATAAAACTAACGATTTTATCACGATAAACAATCATAATTGTAAAGAAGGTGACGAATACATTAATACTGATTTTTTTAGCAACGACTAATTTGATTAAATATCCGATTAATATGAATAATGTGATGTGAACAATGATGCTTGATACAACCGAGTGAAAGCGAATATTTACATATACATTGTCTGCTTTTTCGATGGTTAACGCACTTAAATTGTCGTAATCGGTAATGATTTGCATATTTTGTCCCCGATTTAAAATTTTGTCGACATTATTCATAATTTCAACTAAACTATTTTCGGTTTCAAACACCGTTTTTTCGTATATATCATTAATCTCACACATACCAGTCCAATTGCATGCAATGTATGTCAATAAACAGGCATTACCTGTAAAAAATATAAGACTGCATACCAAATTGGTATATAACAAGTATCCGAAAATGACAGTTAATACGGATAAATTCGGTATGGTGGACGAAAACAGTTGATTAAATATATAGAATAAATTGGACGAAATGCGGTTAATAGGTGAACTCAATGTCGAAAAATTGACGTCGCTCATATTTTCATTATTGACGATAAGTGTCATTTTGATGAGTTCGCTCTTTAGCCATTGACGCAATTTAGATAAGAGTTGTGCTTGTAATAATTTATAAAAATAGAATAGAAATATAAAGATAATAGACGCGCCGATAAACAATTTATAAAAACGATAAGCATCGGTATGTTTGCGTTGAATTGAATCGATAATATTGGCGGTTAATTTAGATACTATATTGATTTGAAAGATGTTGGTTAAAATACTAAGTAAAATGATGAAAATGGTTTTATATAATTCGCCACCAAAAAATTCTTTTAATAAATAAGCGGTGATATCCATAATATAATCATTTAAAAAAAATTGAACTAAAATAATATGAAACAAGTAATTCAAAATGGCAATAGCAACCACACGGTTTAATACAAACACTTTGGCGGAAAATCAAGTCTATCGCGAATCGCATCCGAAAATTAAATGTATATATCCATCGCCTGAATTAATCGCGCCATCCGTGCCCCTTGATTCAATTGTGTTTGTATTGGAAATGAATAATGATGCAAATCGGATAATTGGTATTGGGATTATAAAGAATCGGATACAAAAACGACATAATGTGTATAAGGATCATAATTATAATCGATATGTATATATGGGCGCTGGACGAATTGACCGTGCCGAAATGACGGAATATGAAGACCGCATTATGCAAGTGTTTGATATTTTATGTTTCAAAGGCGCGCGACATTTAAAGCGATTGAGGGGTATAAAAGCATTTTCGGCGGAAATATTGCAGCGGTGTCGTAAAATATTGGATTTGACTGAATTTATTAGCAATATGTTTAAAAATCGACATAAATACTAATATATATTATTATTTATGAATTATAATGTGGATGAATATACCGAACTTGAATTAATTAGTCTAATGGATTTGAATCATCCGACGGATGGCGAATTGGAAGCCAAAATCCTTTTCTTTATAAAGAAATACGATACGAATCCCCAGTTTAAGCAGTTTTTCGAAGCCGTTTATACGCGATTCTTTGATACCGAAGGATTTACATCGGAAACAATCAGTAACGTTCAATCCACGTCGTATGTCGCAATCAAAGATTATACGGTAAGTGCAATAAATCCTCTTTTAAAAGAAACGACACAGCGCATTATTAGTATAGATAGTCAATATCGTAATCAGGATGTATATCCAAAATCAACTGATTATACGTTTAATTTATCTCAATCTTTAAATAATGTGGTATCGCTTAAATTGTATTCAATTCAACTGCCATATTCGTGGTCTACTATTAGTAACGCATACGGTAGTAATTTTTTTTATATAAAAGGTAACTCACCCGGTATTATGGATGCTAGCTATCGAATTCAAATTCAGACGGGTTCTTATACTGCGCCTAATTTAATGTCAGTTCTACGTGATGAATTTACTAAGGTACGAGACAACAATACGGATATAAATTGGAACACTACTGACATAAACTTTAATCCGTATAATTTTAAAGCCAATATTACGCTTGATATTAAAAATATATTTAATGAATCTAATTATTATTTGGATTGGAATACGGAACAACCAAGTCAAGATGACCGATTAGCTAATATTCCTAGTTTTCTTGGATATGATAGGTCAGACCAATCTTATGTCCCGTATTCATTCTATTCTGATTTATCGACATCATCAGATCCGCTTCGGCAAGTAACTATACTAGCCTCAAGTATAATTATAAAGCAATCAAACCGTGTGATTCATACCATTATAATTAACGCGGACACTTATACGATTTCTGACCTAATGGTTAAAATTAATGAAGGTTTTGAAGGTTTAAATCGCTTACAATTTAAATCGCCATCTGGTATAACGGGACCGTTGTCAAGTGCACTTGTCGCGTTCGACAATGATACCCAGATTGAGAACCCGCATTATTATAAAATGATAATATCATTAGACCGAACCGCCAATACGAATGCGTCAAACTTAATTACAACAGTTGAGTTTTCACACGACATCCAAACCGCATTTGGATTTAAGGCTTCATACACGATTAATAATATTGTTTCAGAATATCCAACTTTAATTAATACATACACCTCTCGCGAGTCGATGATCAAGTTGATATGTACTAAATCGACTTACGTTTCGACCGTCAATGATATATACATTCGTATACCGAATGGCAGTTATATTTTAACCGATTATTTGAACGCAATACAGAATGCGCTTAAAGCCAACAATTCTACGACAACAAGTACAATTCAGACTAATGCCGACCATTATATTTCACTGAAATTGGATATAATCAAAGTATTTGACAGCAGTATGTATAAGATGGATATGAAGGATAGCATATTAGATAAGAATATGAATTTTAACGAGTTATATTTAAACCTAACTGCCCCAATACAAAGCGGAATAAGTTTAACTACAGGCGGTAATTATGCAATAACTGTCGAGACCCGAAGGATTAGAGTGATCCCGACTGACGAGGGAAATCAAAACTCACAAGGATATACGATACAATTGCCAATTGGTTCATTTAATAGTATAGACAAATTAACACTGGCAATTACTGCAACTTTAACCAATGAGTCATTTGATATTATATCAGAAAGCGGAAACATTACTCATTATGCCCCAATAGTTAACAATTATGGTACATTCATTACTGGTCTGCTACCCGCGTCAATTGATTTAAGGTCAAATGATTTAAGTTTATCGACCATAATATGTAATCGAGCTGGCACACAATGGACATTCAATGTACACATAAATAATACACTGGGTAATGACGATTATAGAGTCGAATTTGAGGGAGTTGAATGGAATAAATATTTATACATACCAATTGGGATACGCAATGTCACGCCTCCTGAAATAATAGGAACACAGAAAGTGTTATTAAATAAAATCACGATTTCATCCAACAACAACACATTTTATTTAAAACCATTGCCAACTGCGGTTGGTGTATATACGTCAACATTTAAAAATGACATTAAATTTACGGTGCCACCCGACCAATACACGACAGAGACGCTAATGGATGCAATTAATTGGTTATTTGATGAAAACACATTAACGAAGGGGTCGCTCGTTAGTAAAATCGATGGACCTCAAACTGCACTGAATAACCAATATTCGCAAATTAAATTGGTTATAAATAAAATTTATACTAATTTGGATTATAATCTGGTATTTTATGATGTATATAGTTTTGTATATTGTAATATTGGAGTTACAGGGTTATCCAGCCAACAAAATATAACACCAGATAGCACATTAGGATGGATAATGGGATTTCGTAAAAATATATATACATTGTCGGATATTTCTATTTATACAGAAAATGAACCAGAAAATAATTCACCGAAGTTATTTGACGAACAAACAAAAATAATAACATTGCGTGGAAATGCGCCAGTTAATGTAAATTTATATAATTATTTTTTAATTATATTGGATGATTATTCTTTAAATAAAGTGGATGACGGATTAATAACATTGACCTCAAAAGAATCAACCATTCACAATCCGTCATATTCAACGCCTATTACTTATATTTGTGACCCAGTAACACATCAAACTGTAGCGTCAAGTGCGTCCAGTGGTAATAGGTTAACTGCAAACCAACTGTATTCCACAAATGAAATTATGGCATCACGTGCGCCTCAATCACACAAATATTCACGTGGACCATGCGTTGCCGATATGTTCGGATTAATACCAATAAAAACCACAGGGTTGTCAAATGGACAAGTATATGTAGATTTCAGCGGTACGCTGCAGAACCAATCGCGTAATTATTTCGGACCGACGAACATTCAGCGAATGACGATTCGTTTAATAAATGACCGCGGCACGCTTGTCGACTTAAACCAAATGGATTGGTCGTTTTCCTTATTATGTGACCAATTATATACTCAGCCTAATTCGAAACCTTAATAATATATATGACCAGTTATGGTTCGTGTATTGTAATTGCATTATCTGCGTTTGTATTATTTAATCAACCCAAATATTTGGTCGCGTATTTGGTCTTTGTTTATATCGAACGCCAAATAAATTACATACTTTGGATTCAGCAACCAGCCAATCACGCGCAAAGCGTGTTCTTTTCTTTAACATTTGTATATTTAGTAAAACACTGTATATATTTATTATTGGTTGGCTTATTTTTAGCAGCATTAATTGTAATCAATCAGGTCAAAGTACGTACAATACCTCAACTATGCATTGGAGCGGGAGTCGGCGTGTGTTTGGCAGTAGGAGCGTATTATTCAACCCATAGATTGTTGAATAATGAATATAGCACGTATATCGCCATTTGAAAAACGGGTGATGTTTCTTATATATAAATATGATATGACGAGCTTGTCACAAACCGAATATGCCGAATATAAACGCACGTCCAATATATTAAATCCCAATGAAATATTGCCGTCGATATTGGACTCACACGATTTGACGGTATATCGACGATATGCATTGATTAAGCAGCGGGAGTTTGATAATGGTCTTTCATCGATGGATTGTTCAGGCGTCGGGTTTTTACCGTGTCCTCCAAATAAACAGTTGCCGAATGTGGTATTATCAAAGGTCGGAATAACTTCACATTTGCCAACTCCTGTGCGAATTTATAATAAAACTGCAGTAACATCGTATCCCGCGTATTTAAATCGTGTTAAATCTTTGAATTATAAAGGGTTATGGATAAACGGCGCGCCGATGTGCAATAGTATGCCAATTTCAAAAAATGCATCGTACGTTGGGTTTAATAATCGTATTAATACCAAAACATTTATGGAATTAACAAAAGTATGTAATTAAATATTTAATTTTGCCTTTATAAGTTGCATGTCTTTCTTTAATTGTTGGATTTCACGAATTAAAATTGGAATTAATCCAATATAATTGATGGTTTGTATATTTGCCCCATCGCGTTCACCTGTTACTAATTGCGGAAAATGTGCTTGAAGTTCGTGTGCGATTAATCCGATATCTGGTTTATTTATTATATTATTATAATAAACTGGGTTTAAATTGTCAACTATAAATGTAGACCCTAACGCATTTATATTTGTTTTAATACGATAATCTGAAAATGCATTTACGGTTGTTGCATTGACCGTTATTGTATTTATGGTTGGTACATCTAATTTACTATTAAAGCTCACGTCGCCGACGACCATTAATTTACTATTAAAACTCACATCACCGCCAACCATTAATCGATTATTCATACTCACGTCGCCAACCACATATAATTTACTATTAAAACTCACATCGCCAACCACATATAATTTACTATTAAAACTCACGTCACCGCCAACCCTTAATTTACTATTAAAACTCACATCATTAACCACGTATAATTTACTATTAAAACTCACGTCGCCGCCAACCATTAATTTACTATTAAAACTCACATCATTAACCACGTATAATTTACTATTAAAACTCACATCGCCAACCACATATAATTTACTATTAAAACTCACGTCGCCGCCAACCATTAATTTATTATTAAAACTCACATCATTAACCACGTATAATTTACTATTAAAACTCAC